TCCACGCTCTACCTGCTGAGCTACCGAAGAAAGAGGACGACGGGAGTTGAACCCGCAACATCTACCTTGGAAGGGTAGCACTCTACCATTGAGTTACATCCTCAACAATAGGACCGGCGGGAATCGAACCCGCACGGTTTTTGAAACCGAGGGATTTTAAGTCCCTTGCGTCTGCCTGTTCCGCCACAGTCCCGAATATGCTTATAGCATACCACGATTCTTCATCTCTGCAACAACTTTCTCAAGTTCCTTCTGAGATTCAATCATTTTAATCTTAAACATTTTACGATCTTGATACATCTTATCCATAAGTTCAGGAAGAAATCCTCGTCGTTCTTTTGTATAAGTTGTGCCATTGGCAGCGACAGACAATTTCTTTTGCCGCATTTCATCAATATAATCGTTTGTCATCTCGGTAACACCAAGAATGCCATTCACATCAATACCATTTCTTACTCCATGATCTGTTTTGGTGTCAGGAGAAATATTGTACTGCATTATAAGATGCGGATACAGCGAATTCAAGTCGAAAGAAACAATCCACTTATGCATACCAGTAATTGGATCTTTGACATACGCCCCTGCATACTGATCATCCTTGGATGATTTGCCCTTGGAGGGAATTGCAATCTTTTGCTTTGCTAGATGATTGTAGATAATCACATCCCAAGTCTTAACTTGAGAAAATACATCTGTAAAGTTTACTCCGGCACTATATGCAAGTGCAAGAGCTAATTCCAATAGTTTCAGCCTATCCTCAAGGCGTTCGACAAGGCGGACATCTTGAATATTATATTCGATAAACTTCTGTAAATTCTTTGTATAAAATTCTTGAATGTTTTCATATTCCTTGTATGATATTTTGTTTTCTCCCAACTCAACATGGGCTATGTAATCAAGGCGATATGATTCTCGATTTACATATGTAAACTTTTGATAAAGTTCATAATAGTCTAGAGTGGAAATGCCAATAAGATCATAGACTGTCTTCTCTCTACCACCCCTGTCGATCACATTCTTGTTTCGGATTATTCCCCAAGGAGAGAGTTCTTTTGTCTTGTTCTTACCAAGAACAATCAACATGCGATTGTATAGATATGGAATGTCAAAGAACTTAACATTCCAACCAGTCAAGACATGAGGATAATCATTGCTGAAATATTTAAGAAATGCTAGGAGAACTTCCTTCTCCTCATGATGAGAGAATACAATCTCGTTTCCCTTTGCTTTGTATTCTCCACGACAAAACACATATGGTTTCTGTCCTCGCCTAGTAATGGTGATTGCAAGAATTTCTTCAATTGGATTTTCAAATGACGGAAATCCATTGTCTGCTGTAGTTTCAATATCAAAGTAGGCAACATCAACATCATTTACATTATATTGTCCATCGTAATTATCACGAATATATTGATACTCTGTTCCGATCTCACCGTGAATTTCAAACCCTTGAACTCCATCATACTTCTTAATGAAATCTCTTGCTTCTGAGTTTGATTCAAACTTTATTTCCTTCAGAGGAACTCCGACGATTGATTTCCAATCTCCGGTTGGTGATTTTACATACAGAGAAGGTTTATATACCATTCTGAAATCATTTTTCAGACCATTGTTAACTTCGCGGCACAAAACTTGCGTGCCATACGAAAAGATATTCACATATTGTCGCATGTTAATATTATATCAATTATTTTTGATTATGTCAAGCACCCTATCTCTTAGTAAAATAAAATGAAACCAAATTGCTATAATAGTAGATTTAATCGTTGTGTTTTTCATAAAGAGTCCCATTCAGAATGTTCGGTCTTCTGATCCTTTTGCTGGGTGTATGCATAAAGTAGCACCATGTAGTTGATGACATCCACACATGTATCCTTAAACGATTCATCGGTCACATGCATTTTACCAGATTGAATGAAAGAACTCAAACGACTCATCTTGTCTGTGAGGCGTACCATGAAACCTTGTTCGGTTTTACAAATGCCCATTGCCTCTACTCTAGTAAAGTTGGCAAATGGTTCCCTTCCTTCATTTCCGGCATAGTCTTTATTTTTAAGATTCATCAAGTTTAGTGCGTCAGCACAAAGATCTTCGTGTATTTTAAGTAGTTCTTCTCTAGTCATATTTACTCCAGTACATCATCAAGTGTAGCATTTGCAAAAGGAATGTCAATTGATACCTTTTTATTTTTAGAAAAGCACCATATGTTTTCAATAAAACAGGAGGACAAATGACTCTTTAGATCTTCCTTTTCCATCTTCTTTGGTCGCTGTTTGATTCGCATTCCGATTTGACCGCAGAAATTTGCATTATGGTTTATGAAATTGTCAACAAGGAAATCACAACTACGATGATGAACTCTATTTACAGTTGGATCCATTATATTAATCATCATCATTCCCGTTTCTGAGAGTGTATCGTATGCTAATTCAGTTACTCTCTTGAAGAAGTGCTTTTCCCAATTATCATATTCAGGATATCTGCTCCAAGATTGGTTTTCTTCTTTTTCTCCACCTTGATTATACATTTCAGTAGAGAAATATGGAGGAGAAGTAAAGACAAGATCTACTGTCCCACTCTTTGGCCACCATGATGTATCTTCGGCAGGAAGATTCCAAACATGAACAGTCTTTGTCCCAACACAAGTAAATCCATTCTCAGTGTGTGTGATTTTAGGATTACCACCTAGCATTCTTTCGTATTCCATACACTGCTGTAGGTATACCTTATATGTGTTTGGATTTGGATCTACTCCATAGAACACCTTTGCATTTGATGCATAGAATCCAGCCAGGCGATCTCCCCATCCCATACTAAAATCTAAAACAGTATTTGCGTTTGCAAAGTCATATAGAGTCTTTGCAACATGTGGTTTGAATTGTGTTGCAACATATGCACCAAGACGGAACGATCCACGAATATTTGTTTCGTTGATTGTATTTGTTCCCATTCTCCAGAATATCCAATTCATCTTCTTCAAAAGTTCAAGATCATTCCATATTTCCAAAGGAGACTTAAACCCATAAGAAGGACATGACATTCTATTTTCCTGCTGAAAATAGTTGCTAATATCATTATAATAATGACCAAACTCAATCACAAACTTACCATGCTTTGAGTATGGATACTTGTAATCGTTATACTTCTCTACTACGGTATTTGGATCGGGAACAGTAATAAAATTACTATAGTGTTCATTAGTAAGAGAAAATAGTTTATCCTTTACATCTAGTAAAGAAATAGAACGAAAAGGAAAACTTGGTTTTGTATCGTTGATAAATTCTGCAAATCCATCAATAATTTGTCTTTTATTAAAATTAAGATTGAGATCTTCCCATTCATCTATTTGTATTACAGGAATTCCACGACTGTTAACAGAGTTCTCAAAGACTTCACGAATAGTCATACGCCGGTGCTCCCGAATCCTCCACGACGATTTCCTTTTTGCTGTGGATGGGTTTGGGTTTCTTCAATGGTATATTCTAGACTCTTGACGAGTTCGCCTTGAGCAATTCTGTCATGATGAGAGATCGCAATATCGACATCATTCATGTTTTGAATCATGACATAGAGTTCATCGGTATAATCCGAGTCAATTATACCTTCCGAATTAGTTAAACTAATACCACGCTTAAGTGCATTGCCGGAACGAGGATGAATTCTGACCGAGTATCCCTTTGGGATGTCTAGAATGATACCAGTGGGAATAAGTGCTCTGCCATTTGCAGGAACAATCACTGATTTCTTTCCATCAATATTTACAAGTTCAAAATCAAAGATCTTGTCTGATATATGATTGTAGATAACATAGTTTTGTGGAACTATGTTTGCATAGATGTCAAAACAAGCGGCCTCTTGTGTTGCAAAGGATGGAATCTTTGCAGTTTCTTCTAACTTAAAAATTTGTATTGATTTCATAGTAAAAGTTTACAATAAATTATTTTGAAAGTCAAGCACTCAAATGTGAATTTTATTAAAGACCCAAGCTTTCTGCTAAAAACAATAAACCAACAATTAATCCCGCTTCACATAACAAATAGACAAAGCAGCGCAAATACCC